TAACCATAAAGACTATGACAAACAGCCACCTCAAAATTATCTCCTATATTGCTTTACATTAGAATCTGAGGTCCAACGATTTACTCTAGCAACAACATCTATTGTGCCATCTTCTTTATAAGTATCAGTATGCAATGCAATAAAAGCGTTCATATCACTAGCACCATCAATAGCATCGCATATCGCTTTATGATCTGTTCTTATGGCTGCCATATATGTAACCACATCTGAAGGGATTGCAGTATCAGCAGTAACTTTGCGTTGTATTAACCAATCAAAATCTTTAAGCAATCCATTAGCATCTGCTGTAGCTTTTCTTTTAGCTACAGTTTTTAAACCATAAACAATCATTTGATTGCCGTCATCATCTTTTAACTTATTGCCATCTTTATCTACTGCATCTTCATCAGCTAATTTTCTGTCAGCTGCTTTTTCTCCAATAGTTCTTACAACACTATTTTTATCACCTGCTATAGCAAATGCTTCATTTTTTTCTATGTAATACTTTTCATTTAAAGATGTGCCACTTGTTGTTACAGGCAATATACCAATAGCTTTTCTTTCGGCATCTGTCCAAGCACTAAATAATGCTCTAGGGTGTCGAACATCATCTATTACCATTTCTTTTGGACTAGATATTATTTCTTCTATTTTATTACTTTTTACTAACGCCCACATTGTTTTTCTCCTCTATCTTGCTGTTGCGTATTTAAATGGATTATGTGCCCATGCTGCATATACATAATCATTACCACTTCCATTGATTCCTGCATTTGAAGAACGCACTTTAAAACCATTTGATAACATGTCTATTTTATCATTAGCACCTGAAAATTCAGCACCACTATCGTTCCATTGTACTATTAAATTTGCTGGATTTCCTGTATTTCTAGCATCATCATGTACTAACCATCCACCACTACCATCAGTTCTTTTCGTAGTTACTAATGCAGGTCTAAATCCTGTATAAACAAATGTGCCATCTGCATTTCCATTTCCTTTGTAGCTTCCAAATTTAGAAAATCCTTCAATTTCTGCCCAGATATACATTAAGAAATTATCACCACTTTCACTTATAGTTTGTGAACCACCTGTTGTGCTAGTTCTTTGCCAACCAATTAAATTTGTTGTATTAGCTGAAACATTTACAGTTCCATTTGATGAAGTATATTGTTGATCATTACTACTTAAATAAAAATATCCATTTGTATCTAATTTATGATGCCATGCTTGCCATTGATTATTATTACCATTAGTATCTCTATCTTTTAAAAATACCATAGCAGGTTTAGCTCCTAATCCATGTGCCATTGTGCAATTACTAGAACCTCCATCACCTACATATTGTACTATAGAAAATCCTGCATTTTGATTTACTTGAACAGTTGTATTAATACTTCCTGCTGTTTCTGAACTTGTAGTTCCACCATTTGCTCTCCACGACCATGACGCATAAGTATTACCACTTTGATTATAAAAATTACCCATAGTATAACCAGTAGAATTAAAAGAAGTTAAACCAGAAGAAGTGGCTTCAGCACTAGTACTATCTGAATTTAATACTTTAGTAGTTCCTCTTGAACTATCCCACAAACCATTACCTTGACTACCATTTCGTCTTTTAACCCACACTAAATCTGGTTGAAATCCAGTTGTAAAACTTCCTCCTCCATCTCCAGAATATGCTAAAGCAGTAAACAATTTCTGTGGATAATCGTCATCAGTTTGTGCAGGGTCTACTGCATCTGCTACTGGTAGATTACCAGCACATAGTGCTTTATAATCACCAGGATCATATTTAAAATTGCCATATCCTGTAACATCTGAATTTCCACCTGCTGTAACATTTCCAGCAAAAGTTCCATCTTGTCCAAAATTTAATACAGAGTCAGCACCATAACTACTAAAACTTACAAAGTGTGGTAACAGAGGTACATTATTAGTCCAAGCATAATTTGGATTTGTACCATTTTGAGGATTACCAGAATTTGTAAAAGCTCCATCTTTAGCATACCAAAGTTTTCGTGCATCCATATCTACAAATACACCACATACAGTATTATCTGCATAAGCACTTACACTTGTAAAATCTGTAGTTATACTTCCTACATAAGTTTCATTTTTTTCACTACCTCCAGTACCTAAATTTATACTTAAATCTCTTTGACTAACTCCCATTGTTGCACTTTGACTGTATGTAGTAGCAGTTAAACCTATAAATGGATAATTATCTCCAGAGTTAGGAGAATTAATAAAACATTCAAAATACCACTTACCACTAGAAGCAGGTAAAGCAAAATTAGCTAGTGAACCAGATATATCTGAACCACTAAAAGAATCCATCATTAGATTGCCTTCAGCTAAAACTGGAGAACTACTACCACTAATTAAAGGATTCATAGTAGCAAAATTACCACCATTAGAATCAGAGTTGAAGGTTGGAGAGTCTAACATTTGATCGTGTGTTGCTATACTTCCAATATTAGTAAAATCATTATCATTACCACTAAAATCTTCACCTGGATTACTTGCATTAGTAAACTTTAACCAAAATCCATTAGTACCAAAAGTCAGTCCTGAAGGGTCTTTAGGTCTCCAAACTCCATTATGCGTTTCACCAAAATCAGAAATAGATGCTGTTCCATCAATCATAATGAAATCAGCCATTTGACCACCCCACCAGCCAGCATCATCATATACATACCTGCCTATGTGCATTTCATTTCCATTTAAACCAAATGATGTATCTGCACCTGAACTTGGATAGCCATTGTTACCATCATTATCCCAATAATTAGAATCGTTTATAGTATTACTTTCACCATTAATATAAACTTTAATTCTATCAGTTGTTGTTGATTCATCAGAATTATAAATCCATACTATGTGAATCCAAGCAGATGGGTCTCTCCATTTAGCTTTTAAAAAATTTGCTCCTCCACTAGCAAGATAATAATGAAATTGATCGCTATATCCTGTTGGATTATTTGTATTAATTTCTAACATATCAGCAACAGCACCACTACCAGTAGAAGAAGAACATAATTTAGTATTAGTTGTACTGCCAAATGCTGAATTAGTACCACCAGCACCAGACCTTTTTATCCAAAAAGATAGAGCTTTTGCATCAGCATTAGATGGAGTACTACTAAAACTTCTTTCTAATGCTTGGCTTGTACCATTTAGTCTTAAAGAATTAGCTATTTGGTAAGGGTAAATACCAGTTGCACCTGCTGCTGTTGGTTTTTGCCAAAGTTCATTATTAAACATTTATATTTTCCTTATGCAAATGCAAGTTGTGGTGCTCCTAATTGAATAGAACCAGATGCTTTAACAAAATATGGTATAATGTCAACAGCATTAGTTGCTGTAGATATAGTTAATCCTGCACCCCCTGCTGTTTCATAATCTGTTCCTAAACTTAATGTACGACTTCCTGTTCCATCTTGAATAAATACAATTATACCAGATTGACCTGCTGCTTCCGTACTTGGATTTGCTAATGTAACATTACCAGTAGCCGTTAATATAAAGTTTTGATAAGTAAAATCTAATGTTGTTGAACCAGTAACACTTGCAGTTGATGTACGACCTTGTTGTGCTGCTGCCCATGTATTAGCTGCATTTAACTTACATATTGTACTATCAACACTTATTGTTACTGTATCAGTAGAACCTGCAACTGTATCTATACCAGTTCCTCCTGCTATATCTACTGTATTACCATCACTAATTGTTTGATTAGAACCACTATCACCAGATAATGTCCAAGAAGTCATTGCACTTGCAGTTGTACCTAATTGTGATAACATCTGAAAAGATGTACCATCATAAATTACAGATACAATAGCATTTTGTTCTATATCACCTGCTGCAATATCTTGATCGTTTTTCTTTTTAATATTCTTAGCACCTAGTCCATTAACATTTAATGTCGATGCACCAGACGAAGCATTTGCTGCTTTAAAGTGAAAGACTTGTCCTGCAACATATCCTGTTACTGCTGGTGTTAATGCTATAGCATAAGTATTTGCACTACCACTATCAGTAGCTTGGAATATTAATCCGCCATCTTGTATCTGACCAGCATTTACGCCATCTGTATGCGCTGTACCATCTGCTAATGCTGTTATCTTTTGACTACCTAAATTGGCAGCTCCTGTAAAAGCATTTGATCCGTCTTTGTTAATACAAGAATTAATACCAGTTGCTAAGTCATTATCATTAGTATCATGTCTATCAGCAACAATCTTAGTACCAGCATCTCTATCTTGTTGCCATACTGATGTGCCTGAATGTGTACCATTCGTTCTTGTAAATGTACCACCTGACCAACCCATTATTCTTCTCCTTTATTTGTCTTTGTTATAATACTACTTATTCTTAAATTAATTTCCACTATTTATTTATTCATCTTCGTAATATGCGTCATTTGTTAAAATTCCTGTTTGTAATAAAAACGCATTAATTTGTTTTTCTTTTAAATTTTTTGCTTTTGCAGAAGTAGGTTTTTCTAATAATTTTTGCATTAATTTAGGGTTATACATTGCTTCTACTAAAATATCTCTTACTTTTGTTCTTGGCATTTTATTTAACAAATTCCTTAAAAATTTTGAACCTGCGGAAGCAGCAATTAAAGTATTTCCTGTTTGCGTTCCTACAGCACCTGCTGTTCCTATATTTGCACCACCTATTCTTGTTAATAAATCAAATACAGCATCTTCTGTACCTAATAAATCATCTACATTTCCTCTATTTCTTAAAGAATTTTCAAATATTTCTGTTTTATTAGCTATAGTTTGTAAATTTTCTAATTGATTTTGACTAAGTAATTTTTTATCTAATAAAGTTTCTGCTACAGTAAAAGGTCGATTTGTTCTAGGATTTATTCTTTCTGTTTGTTTAGATAAAAATGTTTTTATTGCTTTTCCAGAAATTCTATCTTGAATAGTAGAATTTTGTAATATATTTTCCATAATAGCATATTGCATACCAG